AATAAATAAATCTTTCATCATTTTTATTTATTTTTGTTTTTCCTCTTAATATAGAATATATTAAGAAAAATTTTATCTTTTGACATAATTCTTTATTTTTAGGTTTAATCTCAGTATAACAATTATAATCATCATATGTAAAAATTTTTTCGTCAATATAATCCAATAAATTATATTCATCTGATTTATATGACAATTTTATTATATCAATAATTATGTCATTTGGTAATTTTGGAATTTCCATTTATAATATATATTTTTTTTTATTTAATTGATTTAAAGATTATTTTTTTTCTTAGTATATAATATAATGAATTTTGAAAACATTTCTTCTCAAGTGAAAAAAGTAAAATATAATTTAAAAGATATTTCAATTAAGATTATTGTCAATAATTTTTTAAATATTTCTAAAGCGTTAAAATTTTCTGACATAAAAGATTTTGAAAATATTGATAAAGTAAAAAAATATTTAGATTCAAAAGATTTAAATTTTCAGACAAAATCAAATTATTATAAAAGTATTAGAACAATATTAATTTCATATAATTTCGATAAAGAAATATTAATTAAATATGATGAAATTATAAATCAATATAATAAACAATATTCAGAGATAAATGCTTCTGGTTCTTTTATTTCTGAAAAACAAAAAAATAATTTTATTACTGAAACCGAATTTAAAAAATTTATGAAAGATTTTAGAACTGAAATTGTAAAAGAAGATTTATTAAATAAAGTTAAAGATTCTAATTCTCCAGATTTTAGAAAATTACAAATGTATATTATTTTAAATATTTATTTGAAATTTCCTTTGAGAGCAGACATTGGGGATTTAGTATATATTCAAAAAAGAGAATTAAATAAAATTTCTAAAGAAGAACAAAAAAACAATAATTATTTATTATTTTTTAAAAATAAATTTTCTATTATTTTAAATAAATTTAAAACTGATAAAGTGGAAGGAAAAAAAGATATTGAAATAAAAGATAGAACTTTAACTCCGTTATTAAAAAAATATGTATCATTAGTAGGAAAAGGATATTTATTTAAGAATAATAAAGGAGAGCCATTTTCTCCAAATTTATTAAGTCAGACAATTATTCGTTTTTTTGAAAAACGTTTAAATAAAAGAGTTTCAATTAATATTATTAGAAAAGCATATTTAACTGATAAATATGAAGGTAATGAAACCATTAAAGATATGAAAAAAGATTCCTATATAATGGGTCATTCATTGAATACTCAAAATAAAATTTATACTAAGAAAACTCAATAATATAATTTCCATTATTTATTTTTAAATCTTTTACTTTATTATGTTTTGTATGATAATTTTTAACTTTACCTTTTTTTAATTTATATAAATATCTTTGATATTCTAATCTTTTAGGCAAATAACAACTGGAATTTGGATTATTCTTGTTTTTATGATATAATTTTAAATGTTATTCATTTCTTTTTTTTGTATCCATATAATTATTTTATATATTTTTTTTTTTCTTTTAAGCGAATGTTACTGAGAAATTACCATTTACCAGTGTCGCCATTTTTACAACTTCTAAATATGCTCTTTGAGTATAAGTCGTAGTTGATGCAAGACCATCATAATTATAATAAAGTTCAATACCTCTTGAGGAAATTCTTTCTTGTTTGTTTAGTCTGAAACCTTGCCAGAAAAATTTTCCTTGGAGATTAGTTCCTATATTATGACCTTCTAAAGTTGCCGAACCATTAGTCAAATATGTCCCTTCTCTATTATATTCGTCTCGAGTAATAAAAGGAGGAACTGCTTCCGCTTGTTGAGTATGATGGAATAAAACCGCCGATTCCTTGACATCAATGGGAAATAAAAACTCGTTGTTATATTTTACATTGGCAGTCAGAGAACCATTTTTCGAAGAAGCACCAGAAGCATAATCAGCAACTGGAGAATCAGAAATATAATTATTTAATAAACTATCGTTTGCGGTTGAAGCATTCTGAAGACCAGTTATAACTTTTGTAACAATTCGACCATTTCCGCCAATATTACGAATTAAAGTTTTTGCAGTTACATCAGTCAAGGAAGTTTTAGATAATTGATAATCCATATAAGTAAATGTTAGACTTGGATTTTGAACTTGATATTCATCCATAAATTCCTGAGGATAGAACATATAATCGGCAATAATTTTAAGGTCATCTTGTTTAATGTTATAAGTTTCAGTCGATGCTTCTCCTTCAGTAATACAAGAACGACCAGTTCCAGAAACATCTGTAAAAGTTAGGTCTAAAACAAGGGGATTATTAGAATCTATTAAATATAAAGGCATTGTATTCATTTTTAATATAGGACACATTTCCGAGAGATTAATCTGGAAAATTGCCTTATTTTCTATGAATTGAAAATCATATAATTTATAACTATTTGTTCCGTCTGCTTCATCAAATACTGGACTTTTACCAATATCAACAACAACACTTTCCGCCTCAGTGTTAGAATTATCAGGGTCAAATTGTTTATATAAAAAATTATGATTTATACAACGTCCAGAAGTATATAATTCTTTATTTTTCTGAATTTCATTATCAACAAATAAACTTCTGTAACTATACCAATTCGAGAAATCGTCTATTTCTTGGAGAGTTTTACCACCGCAAGAAAGACGAACTCGAGAAAGCAATTGAGCGACTCCAGTATTTAATGCGTAGAAACTTCTCGCACTTAGTCCAGTCGTATCAATCGAAATTGTCAGTTTGCTATTGGGGTGCAGGAACCCTTTGGAATCGAAAAGAAATCGAGCGTTATTCTGATTGAACTGAGTAACGTCCAAAATATCGGTCTCGATTCGAATCGCAGTATTTGAAGGAATAGAACCAATTTTAATCAAGTCTGGGATATTGTTTGACATATTTATATAATATAATAATATATTTTAAAAAGAAAAATAAAAATAAAAAAATTTTGAATTCTAAAAATTTTATTTAAGATATTACTTGAATTCTTCCACCTCCAGCCATTACAAGAGTATTTCGACAATGAGCGAAAAGGAAAACTCCCGTCGGATTATTAGAAGTTAAACCGCATTCAATCGAAACACCGAAAGGAGAATTCTGAAACGAAACTCCATCTTGAGAGATATTCGTATAACTTACACCAATCCCGAAATTCTGACCCGTTTCAACTCCTAATTTATCATTAGTTCCAGAAACTGATTTTGTATTAACTGGAGAAATAGTTGTTCTCTGAAGTCCAACAAAATCTTTAACACTCGAAATATAATTTCTTACAATCTGAGAATCAACTTCTTCAATTCTTGGAGTGTCTTTCTGTAATGTATCGAGATTATAGGCGAGAGGAAATCTTTCTCCTCCTCTAGTAAATATTAACTGATTAATATGAGCGATAGAACCATCAGAATTAATTAATGGCATATTCTTTAAACCATCTTGAGACAAATTGTTTATATAACTGGCAGGACAAAAGTTCGCAAAAACTCCAAGAACTCGAGATTTTCCAAGAGTCATATTTATCTGAGAATTAGTTGAATTAATTGTCTGGAAATAACTAGAAATTGAATTATATTCTAAAGTAGAAGCACCTCTTGCTCTAATACTTGCTAAATCATCAGGACTCGGAACAACTGCTTCAGCGATTAAATGAAGGTCTTTAAACTCATAAAAGGCGTTTGTAATACTCGCCGAATCTGCTCCTTCACTGAAGAAAAAATTGGAATCTGGAGTCAAATGTAGAGAACACTCGAGGCCCCCACATCCAGTCTCAACGCTTAAATCAAGGTTGGCATTTCCGCTAGTGAGTCCAGAAATTAAGGGGACACAAAACGAATTTCCAGTTGTTTTCATTGATGCAAGAGAAACAACTGAACCGACTGAAGTTTCATAATTACCACAAGCGAGACTTGTAAGTCCCATATGAGAATTAACATCGTTATTTAAACCCGTAGTAATTCCAAAATATGAACTAAGAAATTTATTATAATGTCTTATTGATTCTATTTGAGTTTTTGAGGTCTGACTCGAAAAATTTAATTGGTCGATTGCTCCATAAACTCCAAGTCTTTCATTAATACGAAGACCAGAAGCAGAATTTGCGATTGTATCGTCTTTATACCAGACTCGAAATTTACCCGCTAGACGAACCGAAGAAGGAATTAGAAAATGATTATTTTCAGGAATCTCGAATCGAATGACTGGATTCCCCGATTTAAACGACTGAATTCCCGTAGAAGTTAAATTTGTAGGGACAAGGTTATAATGAACGTTTTTCGACATATTTATATAATATAATAATATATTTTAAAAAGAATAATAAAAATAAAAAAAATTAATTTTTATAAAAAAGTTTTTATTTATAATTCAACCGAAATCGAATCATTGCGAATTACTAAACGTCTTAAGTGAGCGACGAAATTATTCCATAATTTAGGAAACTGAGGAGCGAATGTTTCTCTATATTCTGCTTGGAAATCTATAGTCTGTCCTTGAAGATTTACAACTCCATCTTGAAGACTCATCGCTCGACCAAGACAACCACTTTCTCGGAAATGTTTAAAACTATGAACGTCCATTTTCATCATATGAAGACTTTTTTCTAACTCAATTAATGGTTGTTGTTCGATTGAAACTTTATTCGAAATTAAACCACATTGAACCTTTCTATTTGGATTGAGTCTCCCGTCTTGGAAAATTTGATATTCAGTAATGAAATCATATATTGGACGAACTCCAGGAGCATTTTGGCGAACAATTATGTCATCCTCGTCAAGTGATTCAACATAGGTGTCTTTACAAGCGAGAGAATCTTTTGTTGTTCTAATAGTCGCATCAACGGGACAAAATAAAACTGATTTTACTCGAGAATTTAATAATGCGAGTTTTACATTTACAACTCTGTCTTCTTTCTGTTGAGAATATTTGTAATTAGTAAAACTTAAGAAGTCATAATTCATAACTCCTCCTTGTTTCATCATATTATTTAATGTATTAGTGTAACCTTGAGGCATTTCAACTTGTTCGACTATCATTTCAACCTCGCTTAAATTATAAGTCGCTTCATAACTAGAAGAAGATTCAACACTCGTTGAATACATTAGAGTTTCTCCCGCAATAACATCAGAACCACTAAGAAGTGAAGCATTTGTTGGAATAGTAATTTTTATAAGTCCTTTTCCCGCATTAATTGTCGCTCCAGAATCAAATTCTATTCTGTCAATTGTAAAGTCTCCAACATTAGAAGCAGAACTTAAATCCTCTTCTCTGATTCCAGAAGCAGAAGTTGCCATTCCAATATTTACAAAACGGAATTTTTCTCCTACAACCATCGGGAAATTATCGCAATTAATATTATTGTTTTCATAACTTACATAAAAGGTCGTTGAGGAAGTATTAGAAGTCCAATCGTCTCCAGTCGTCGAACCATTAAGAGAATGGAAACGAGGATTTAATTTCGGACGTCTATCTTTTAAGACTGAGTCCAATTGTCTTAAAACCTTGCGAGGCTCATTTAATAAAATAGTTACTTTTAGTCCCGAAGTTTTCATAACTGGGAAGACTTTCGATTCTGGACTAAAAATTCCCGTATATAAGGGGATTAACATTTTAACATCGTTATAATTCGAGTTAGTAAATGAAGCATTTTGAGGAGTTCCCGTTGGAGTTTCGAACCAAGGATTATCTGTTGAATTATTCATTTCTGTTTCACTTGTTCCATCTGTTCCTCTGTTTTTAATAGATTTTACAAGAGAACCTTCAGTTAATGCTCTCTTTTTTTCTATAGAACTATTAGTTGAATAATCAAATCTTACACTTTGTAAAATATCATAATCTTCTATAGATTCAAGTAATTCATCATTTCCACTTCTGACATCTATTCTCTGAATAAGAGATTGTCCTCCAAGACGACCATCAAGGCAGAGACAAGTAGGAGAAACTCCAGAAGGTAATGAAATTTTACAAGTAACCGACAAATAAGATTCTTTTGGATTAATATATCCTAAATCTGCGGGAATTTCAAAATCGATTCGTTGCCCGGCCTTATAAGATAATCCATTCTGAGATATTATTGAAACTTTCTTTTGAGATACTGGAATTAAATCTTCACTTTTCCAAAATTCAGACATATTTATATTATTAATAAATATAAAAATTTAAAAAGAAAAAAATAAAAAGTATATTTTAAACTTTTTATAAAAAAGTTTTAAAAAGTAGCATTTCCTCGAATCATATTTGACGAAGAAGTATTCATTGAAGCAACCATTCCCATCTGAGAAAATACTGGAGCAGATTTTAGACTCATTTTTTGAGATTCTGCTTCTGAGGCGTCCGCTTCTGCTTGTTTGTCGTCTTGGTCTTTTGCTTCTACCCCTCCCGCAATCGCTCCAACAACTGAAGTCGCCGCTGCTAAGGGGGCAGCGACAACATCTAAACCAGGAATTAATGAGGCAACATCTAGGACTCCTCCCGCAATACTGGCGACATTTGAAACTTTTCCCGCAGTGTCTTCTTTTCCCCAGTCTCCTTTTATATCACTATAAGCAGATTGAACTCCTCCAACAATCCCCAACGCTTTCCCAGCAAATCCCGCAACTTGAGACGCTTTCCCAACTGCTCCTTCAACTCCTTCTTCTATTGCTTTCCCACTATTTGAAACTAAATTTTTTGATTTATTTATTGCTTGTTGTCCTTCTTCTGTATCACTGGCGAGACTTTCACCAGTTGAAACTTTTGTTGAAGATTCTTGACTCTTTGGAGGAACATTCGCTCCCGCTCCTTCTGTTGCTTCATTTGCTCCAGTTTGAGCGACTGGAGGAGTAGTTTCAGGAACTGGTTCTCCTTGAATTTTACTTTTTGCAAAATCTTTAATGTCTGTTGAAGGTTTTAAATCTTTTGCTCCTTCTGCTCCACCTTTAAAAACATTATAAGATTGTTTTAATTGAGAATGTAATCCGTAAAGAGTATATCCATCATCTGCTAAATGAAAATATTTATCTTCTTTTTCATCTGTTGCTAATTGTTTCTTCTGTCCTTGATAATCTCTTAAAATCTGGTCGTTGTGTGCTTTCGCTTGTTGGTTATACGAAATAGTTTCACTTAATAATGATTGACCTTGAGAATTTGCTTGATTGACTCCAAAATCTGACATTTTATTTATATTATAAACTTTTAAAAAAAGTTTTAACAAAAAAACTAAAAAATTAAAAATAAAAATTATTCTGGTTCTGGTTCTGGTTCTGGTTCTGGTTCTAAATCAACCTTTTTATTTGAAATAATTCTGTCTCCTTCTGCGATTAACTCTTCAAAATTTCTATAACATTTCGGAGGATTGTCTTGAAGCGATAAATGAAGGAAGTCGAAACGATTTGGAGTTGCTAGTTTATATATTTTTTTCATATTTTCAGAACCTCCTACAACGTCTCCATATTCTTCAAAAATTCTTTCAAGTTCCTTAGTATTTGGAAAAGGACTTCCAATAATTAAATTTGTCGCATTTGCTCTTATGACTGGTGAAACTGAACCAGTGAATTTTTGAGAACTCATTAATAATAATTTAATGTTGTAGTGTCTGTAACGACTGGCAAGATGATTAACTTTTGCTTCTCTTTTTATTGAACCAAGACAATCATCTAAAATTAAAGCAATCTCTGGTTGGTCTGATTTATCAAATTGTTTTTGACTTTTAATAATTCCATCGATTAAAGAATCAGAATAATAATCTGAAACATCAAACGCTTCTTTTAAATAACGAGAAGTTAAATCATTTGCGATTGTATTTGAAATAATTTTCACTGAGTCAAAAGCGTCTTGTCCGTAAAATTTTCCATTTAACAATAAATTATTTATGATTGTCGATTTTCCAGTTTTAACGGGAGAAATCATTAAAACTAATGCACCCTGACCGAACCCGTAAATTTGGGGAAGATGTGGATGAATTTCCTTCCTTGGTTTATAATCAAATTCTGGGTCTTTTACTGTTAATATTTTTGGAGTTTCCATTATATATTATATAATATTAAAATATTAAAAATTAAAACATTTTGAATAAATATCATTTTGAGAAGGATTTACTGCTCTCTGAATTGTATTTTTAACTCTGTTCTTATGTTCCTCAATCTCCTTTTGTTTTTCTTTCTCTGCTTTTCTTTCTTTCCTTAATGCTTCGTATTGTTGAATACCATTAAAAACCATTTCTTCCAAATCTTTTTTAGAATATGGTTCATTAATATTAATTGTTTTATTTGGTTTTTTTGTTTTTGTTTCTTTTGGTTTTGTTTCTTTTGGTTTTGTTTCTTTTGGTTTTGTTTCTTTTTTATTAAATTCTAATTTATCAAAATCAAAATCGACTTTATTGTCAATTATTTTTTGTCTTAATTTATCAATAGAATTTGATTTTGCAAATTTTATATTATTTGATTCTAATATTGATTGATAAATTTTTTTATTATTTTTTGGAAGTTTAAAAACTTTTTCTTTAATTAAATCAGGTTCTTCTTTTATTGCTTCAATCTCTAAAGGTTTTTTCTTTGATGTTCTAACAAATATTTCTTCTTGATTTAATTGTTTCTTTTCTTCTACTACTGGAACAATATCTTCCTTTGGTTCTTCTGGTTCAAGAGGGTCTTCTTCTTTTATAATATCTTCCTCTGGTTCTGGTTCTGGTTCTGGTTCAGGAATTACAACTTCAGCAAAATTTTCCATTATAATATATATAATATTTTTATTTTTATTTATTTATTTTTTATAACCAATGTAATAATCGTATTTCCAGTAATTCCTCGAGCAAAACGTTCATCAATATTAATTAAATCAAGACTTAAATCGGATAGAATAAAATCTTCTGAATTATTTAAATCTAGGAATATTAATTCTTTACTATCGTAAAATAACGCTCCAAATTCTGAACCTCGATTGTCAAATTTAGGAAGTGCCATTAATATTTTTGAAACGCTACTTGTTGCTCCATTAAAGGAATCAAAAGTTAAATTATTACATCTTACAAAAATTGATTTATCAGAACTTATTATTGGACGACTTACCGATTTAATAACAACTTGAGAACCCGTTGTCGTTCCAAAAACTGATTGTTCTATAATACTCTGAGAATCAAATCCAAATTCTGAAGTAATACTAAAATCATAAATTGGAGAATTTGAAGTTCTGTATTGATTAGATTTTCCTAAGAATAAAACAACTTTAAAATCTGTTCCATTAGAAGCGTTTAATGTTGTCAATGTTTTTTCAATAGAAGGTTTAGATATATCGCTTATTGGTGCTAAGTCCATCGAGTCAATCATTTCATATCTTAATTGTGGAATAGTGTTTCTCCTTGCTAGTGTATAAAATGACCTATTAAAATATGCTTCATATTTATTCGTTGAAATATTAACTCCATTAAATGTATTAATTTTAACTGAATCGTTTTTTGTTTTTAAATGAAATCTTGGAAATAAAAACCAACGATTCATATTCAAGGGAATAAATTCTGTTAATTTATTAGAACCCGCTAATGAAGGACTTATTAATTTCCTCCAAGCCTTCGCAGAACCAGAATATAATTCAAGTTCAAGTTGTTCTCCCTTTGCAATAAATCGCAATTGTTGAATATTCCAACCATTTCCATCAAAATCATCATTTGTTATTTCACTTGTAAAACTTGAATTAATAGTATAGTCTATAGGTCTCATTCTTGTTTTATTTGGAGTTCCATATCTTACATTTTGAAGAACTAATAATCTCTGATTTTGATATTGAACGACGAAATCGTAAAAATGATGGTCGAAACCTCCTAAATGATTAAATGTATCAGGAGGAACTTCATTTTTAGAATTTATTCTTTTTACAAATTCCGTTTCATTGTCAATAAAAGTTATATCTTCCGCTGATAATTGTCCCGTTGGACGACTTAAACCAATCCGCCAACCATCATCAATCGTCGAATTTGTTGTTAAACCAGTAAGAGAACAACTAAAAACTCCTCCATTTAATCCAAGAGGATATTCGTAAGCAGTTCCGAAACCTTTCTTTCCGAAAATTTTAGAAGTGACTGCGGTTCTTGTAAATGTATTAGTGGCATAAGTGAAACTTGTTTGATTACCCGCCCAGTAACTAGTAACTGAAGCGGAAATATTTGTTGAATTTGTTGGAGCGTCGTTTGTCTGGTCGAAAGTAAATTCAAAACCTTTAAAAGATTTAGAACTAACGTCTCTCTGAATATTTACTTTTACACCTTTTGGAATCGCATCAGGGAAGAAAATATTATCTGACATTATTTTTTCTAAATGAGAAGCATAATCTAAAGGAGAAAATGTTAAATTTTTAATATCGTTTGAATTAGTTGTTTGTCTCATAATATCTCCTATTAAACTAACGGGAATTATTCGAGAAGTTACATCTTCAATATTTTCATCTTCTCCAAGTTCATCTCCGAAATAGAATCCAAAAGTATCAGATTCTCCAATATCGAAGAATGCTTCTCTATTAAATTTAACTGATTGAACTGCAATTTGAGAATCTTTTTTAATTCTTAATCCATTTTTGAAATAGTTTCTATAAGAAAAAGGTTTTTCATTTGCTATATTTCCGATTATTTGGTCGGTTTGATTAGAAGAAGTTACAATTAGACTCATCTTTTTTATATTATTTATATATATTTTTAATATTTTTATAAAATATAAAAAAAATGCCGAAAAAAATAAAAACCAAATATATTAAACCGATTGAAGATGAAGGAGTTAAAACTAAACTTCAATTTGACGTTATGAAAGATATTGAGAAAAATAAAAAGATTAAAGAAAAAGATGTTTTTAATAATTATGAAAAACCAAAAAAGAATAATAAAAAGAAGAAATAATATTTTATGACAAAATCGTTTTTTTTTATAAAAATATTTTTTTTTTTAATATTTTTTTTTTGATAAATTTTGATTTTGGTTGGACGTAAATCAAAAATAGAGATGACTGAAGATTTTTTAATAATTTTTTTTTATATTTTTATTACTTAATATAATAATAATAAATTTAATTCTAAAATATTAATTGAAACTGAAATCTGCGTCCAACCCGTCCAAGTAAAAAACTAAAAAATATTTTTAAAAAAAAATTTATAATTTTCGATTCTTTGGTTGGACGCCTTGGACGTCTTGGACGCTTTCTAAGTATAACTTTTAACGATTTTCTTCAGTCATATCTATTTTTTTATATTTATTATTTTATTATTATATTAAGTAATAAAAATATAAAAAATATAAAAATAAAAAATCCAGTTTCAAATTAAATCTCTCAAATGGTTCATATATACTTAGAAAGCGTCCAAGTAAAAAAAAGAAATTTCAAAAAAATAATATTTTTAATTTTAATATTTTTTAATTATAAAAAAAAATGATTTTTCATTTCTAAGTATATAATTATACAAATAAGATGACAAAAAACAACAACATCCCTCAATTGCCTTTTGATATTCTTGGATACATCAACGATATTAAAGAGCAAGAGGAAAAACTGGATAAGATTGAAAAACAACAACGTAAAAATTATAAATTTGTTATTAATGAATTAAAAACTAACTTCTATAATGTTTTTTCCCGAAATAATGATATAGTTGAATGTGATGATTCAGAATATAGAAGTTTTGTTTCTATTATTGATTATTTAAACCTTCGTAAAGAAAAATTTGAATATGAAGCAATAGAAGAATTTCATTATCTCCAACAATTAGAAGGAGAAATTAAAGAAGATTTTTATAGTCAAGTAATAAAACAAATTAATAAAGAACCTTATTATATTCATAATAAAGAATGTTTAATAACTTATTTTGAAAAAAAACCTAAATTGTCAGAATTTAAAATAGTTAGAGAATGTTCTAAAAGACGTATAAAGGAATATGAAGAAAATTTTGAATATTATTTTTTTATGAAAGATAATATAAAATAAACAAAAATAAAAATAAAAATATTAAAAATAATTTATTAAAAATATTAATTATATTATAATGGAAGAAATTGTTTATTTAAATTCTCTTGATGTTTGGATTGTATCTCACGGCGGATGTGGTTCTAATTATATTGTTGATTTATTAGATGAAAACGGGTATAAAGTAAGAGACAATATTCGTAAAAAAGCGGTATTATACGGAAGAACTTGTCATCTGGCTTATATTCCAAAAAATATAAATACAAAAATATTATATGTATATGGAGACATAATTAATTCAATGTGTAGTCAAAAAAATCGAGGACTTCTTAAAATAAATATTCAGAAATTAAAAAAAGGACATAAAAATAAAGATGATAAAGACCCATATAATTATTTATTCCAATATAATAATTTTTTCAATGATGAACGAGTCGTTAAATTAAAATATCCATTTACTGAAGAATCATTAAATGAAGCATTAAAAGAATTAAATATTAATTTAAAAAAAAAACCTGTTGTTAAAAAAAGAACAAGAGTTTATAATAAACCATATTCAAAAGAAATTGAAGATGTATATAAATATTATTCTGATAGTGTTTTAAAATAATTATCTAAATTTTACATTATATTTTTTAGTTATTTCCTTATCAACTTGTCTCGCTCCACCTCCGAGGATGTAAGAATATAAACGGGCGAAAGACCAACTATTCGCTGATTGATTTGGTCTTGACCCGCTTGAATAAAACGCTCCTTTTCCCTTTTTTAAAACTTCTTTAATTGCTCCTTCGGGGATTCCTGTAACTTTAGAAATATTTTTTGGAGTTCTTCTTCCTAATTTATCAAGTTGTTCTCCATATTTTTTATTAAATTTAGTAGTCCAAGAACTCGTTTTTGTTTTAACGCTTGTTTTTGGTCTTGGTTTTCCTTCAAATATACTTTTTATTTGTGCTTGTCTTTCTTTACCTTTTAAACCTTCAACATAAGTTTTCGGAACATTTCGAGATTTACCTTTATAAGTAATTTTAACTTTTTCAACCATTATAGTTTATATTAATAATATTATAATGAAAGTTATTATAAAAAAATCAACTAATGCAAAAAAGAAATATATGGCGATATTTTATGATGGAGAAAAGAAAGTTCGGACGACTCATTTTGGTTCTGCTGGTATGTCTGATTTTACTCGACATAGGGACGATGAAAGAAAAAAGCGTTATTTGGATAGGCATCGAAAAAATGAAAACTGGAATGATAAATTTTCCGCTGGAAGTCTCTCTCGCTGGATTCTCTGGAATAAGCCAACCCTTAGAGGTTCAATTGCTGACTATAAACGAAGGTTTAATTTAAAATAAAATATCTATGTAATTCTAATAGAACTCGTCTTTTATATTTATCAACCATAATTAAATTATTATTACATTTAGAACAACAAATAAATCTAAAATAACCCGAAGAATGACAATGGTATAAATTTTTTTTTTCATCTTCATTAAAATCTTTGTTACATAATTCGCATTTTTTACAATTTAAAAAAATATAATATACTAATTTCAATCTTTCAAAATTATCTTTTAATTTATATTTATAAACCCATCTATATAATATTTGATTTTGATGATAATGATTAATTTTTTTTTCTTCAATTTCTTTTTTATTAATACAAAAATTTTTTTTATGAATTTCTAACAAAACAAAAGATTTCAATCTATCAACAACTCCTAATTTTACATTACAAGAAACGCAACAAATAAATCTAAAATAACCTGAAGAATGATGATGGTCGCAACATTTATAAGGATATTCTTCAGTAAATTCTTTATTACATAATTCGCATTTTTTACAATTTAAATAATTATGAGCGATAAGATTAAGTCTTTCTTTATTATCTTTGAATTTATATTTATTTTTCCATCTTGAAACTAATGAAGAAATTTTTCCATTTCTTGTCTTTTTTGTTTCCCGACTTCGTTTTTTTTGTTTTTCTTTATTTTTTTCATAACGTCTTTTTCTTCCTTTAATTGTTGCATCTGTAATTCTATCTTTTTTATATTTTCTTTTTATTATCCTTAGTTGATTAGTAAATATTTTTTTTTCTTCATCAGTCAAATCTTTATAATAATGGCATCTTGTAACTTTCTCTCTTGTTTTCAATATATAAACCTCTTTATATTCTTGATTTTTAATTTCAATTAATTCTTTTAAATTTATTTTTCTATCTACTTTTGCAGTTTTATATTTCGGATTATATCTCAAATAAATTTGATGTTTTTTATTTAGATATAATCTTTTTTCATTATCGTTTAATTTAGATGTATCAATATTAATTTGTGGTCTTATTTTCAACTCATAAATTTCTTTATATTGTTTTTCTAATTCTAAAAATATATTTTCTAAAATAGTTAAATTTGGATTTTGTTTATAAATATCAAAATTTATTTTTTTATAATAATTTTTTTTTTTATATTTTCGTTCTTTCTGATAATTTTTTCTTGTTTCTTTTCTTTTTTCGGTTTGATTGAAATATTTATTATATATTTTAATTTGATGTTTTTTATATAAAATTTTATCTTCATCTGATAAATTTCGAGATTCTTTTATATTAATCCTTTTTCTTGTTTTCAACTCATAAATTTCTTTATATTGTTTTTCTAATTCTAAAAATATATTTTCTAAATCCATTATATAATTAGATATAAATATATTTTTATATCCTTTTTTTCTAAGGATTATCATCAATTATATTATTATCGTCTTTTTTATCTTTTGAAATTGTAGGAATTAAATTTTCTTCATCTGGTTTATTTTTATCTTTATCTTTTTTATTTTTATCTTTATCTTTTTTATCTTCTTCATCTGAATCTTCTTCTTCTTTATCGACTGGAGGTTTCCTTTCGCAAAAGCATAATTTACATAAGTTCATTTTACAATAACAACGAGACTTAAATATAACAACGAGCAATCCAGAAATTCCTCCTAAGATTAAACCTGTTGCTCCTGCGAGTTCATTAATATTAAATTGTTGAAGAATTCTCTCTTCAGCCATTTCGTATTATAATTAAAAAAAATATAAAATATTTTATTATAATATAATGAAAATTTGTTTTTTAATTCCAACAACTTCAAATAAAAGAGAATGGTCTAATATTTTAGAAAGTTATTTAAATAAATTGACAATTGAAAAAATAAAAAATTATAATAATTTTGAAATCCATTTATATATTTCATTTGATAAAGATGACAAAATATTCGATTCAATAGAAGAACAAAATAAAATTGATTATAAAAATATTAAATGGTTTAAAAATGACTTTGAAAAAGGAGCAGTTACTCACCATTGGAATTTTTTATATGAAGAAGCCTTGAAAGACAATTTTGATTATTATTGGTTAGTTGGAGATGATATTTTATATCCTGATAATGATAAATGGTTAAATGATTTAATTAATAATTTAAAAAAAACTGATGATATTGGAATATCTGGTTGTTTTAATGGAAATCTAAATCTTCCAATGACTCAATTTTTAGTTTCAAAAAAACATTATAATATTTTCAGATACGCATTTAATCCAAAAATTAAAAATTGGTATTGTGACAATTATTTATATGAATTATATCATAAAAAATATATTCACTTTGAAGAGAAACATAAGTTAATAAATGCTGGAGGAGAACCGAGATATAATGTAATAGAAGCAAGTAAATTATATATGATATTAGTAAAAAGAGATAAAAAAATTTTAATGAAATATTTAAATGATAATAAATATATGGATTAAATATAATGGAAAAACAAGGTTCGAAAAATGAAAAACTAATTATCGAAATATTAAAAAATTTAGATAATATTAATAAAAGAATAAATAATATTTCAAATGATGTAAAGCAGATAAAAGATAAAGTTGAAATAAATACAATAGTTCAAGACAAATCAGTTAATAATGAAACTAAAAATTGGTTTTTCATTTAACTAAATAAAAACTGACTTAAATCTTTTGTTTCAATAAAATCAGAAATAGATTTTTTATAGTTATAATTAATAACTTTAATATTTTTATTATGTTTCTTATTATGAATAATAACAAGTTGAGCCAATTCTTCCCAACTTTTTAAATGAACCGAATCTCCATTTGGTTTATTATAAACATCTCCTTCCATTTGATAAGAGTCAAAAAAATAATTTGGATTATTTTTTATTTCTTTAACAATAATTAAAGTTCCGTTTTCTTGAACTTCAGTTTCTGGCAATATTTCAATATAATCATTATCAACTCCTACAATGTCAATTTCAGTATATCCTAAATGAATCCCCCATAAAACCGCAATTGAACCAGTTGAATAATTATTTAATAAAGAAAATATTGAATTTTTGTCTTTTTGCATTTGTTGAATAACATCAATTTTATTTTGATGTCTCATTATCTTTTTATCATATTCCCAAAAAAGAGAATTTTGATTAAAACAACATTTTTTTATATTTTCATTTTTAATTAATTTATTTATATGATAATAATTGCTTTTATGAACTACTGAGTCGGCGATACAATAATAATCTGGAAACCATTTCTTTTTATTCCAATAACGATAAGCAAGACATAAGCCCATAATATCATATTTATTTCTATCGATTTTTTCAAAATCAAAATTTCTTAAAGAAGAACCATTTCCAATAACTAATAATTTTTTCATTATATTAATTATGAATATTTTAATTTAAAGAATAATACCTATCTAATGTCCTTAAATCTTCAATTTCTTCTTGAGTCAAATCTTCTTCTTCTGACTCAGTAAAGACATCAGAATCAGAACTCCAATCTTCATTTAAATAAATGAAACTTAATTGACTTATTAATTCTTCAACAAAATCAAGAATTCTCGGACTTGGAATTTTATCAATTTCTAATAATAAATTTAAAATAATATCTTCTTCTTTCATATATCTTTTTTTTATATTTTAATTTTCCTAAAAAATACTTAAATTATTTTTTTTTTTGTTGTTGTTCTTGTTGAAGAATTTCTT